CCAGAACTCGGCCCGGTACTCCGCCTCCTCGACTCGGGCGGCCCACCTGCGGAGCCACGGTCGATAGCGATACTCCTCCATGAGATGGCGCGGATACGGTCCCCATGCACTGCAACGGTTACAAGCACAAGCCGCGCCGGCGAGGACTTGGTACCAGTCGTGGTAGCCGACGAGGCAGCGAACCGGCTGGAGCGCCCAGTAGACGCGCCAGACCCATCGCGGCGCGTCCGTTCCCCTGAGCACCTTCAGCAGGCCGTAATAGCCCGTGCCGGGATAGGTGTACCGCTTCACGCCGCCACCGGCGTAGACTGCGGAGCATGAATGTGACGTACAACGGCCAGTCGCTGCGTGGCGAAGTCGAGCACGTCGAAGTGCTCGTCCCGATGACGGACGAGTGGCTTGCGGATGACGCCGTACTCCGCCCGGTTGTCAGGAGCGCGGTGCAGTTCGCCATCGAGCCGCGTTGGGTTATCAGCGAACGCGGGACTCGTCACCTCATCCGGCTCCTGATGAACAACCAGTTGCGTAGCCGCTGCGGTCGATGGTTCGATGTACCGGAGCACTTCGCCGAGCCGGAGGCAGGATCGCGCTGCCGCATTTGCGACCCTCACGCCGCCATCTCCTGACTCGCGCCCAGCCAATCCATGAGCACCGTCGCCGCGCGAGCCGCTGCGTTGCGCCGGACCGGGTAGACGAGGCGAAGCACCGCCTCACGTCGTTCCTGCCGTCCTGGGCCGTCCTGCAGCGCCTCAGCGACCGCTGGGATGAGATCAGCGGGCTGCTCGACTTGGACGCCGATGTCGGCCCAGTCCCAGAAGCGTCCCCCGTGGTTGATGTCCTTGCGGAAGGCCGGGCAGTTGAGGACCACGACGGGACGGCCGGTGGCCGCGAACTCGAAAAGAGTCGTGCTGTTGTCGCAGGCGTAGACATCGGCCCGACGGCAGACCTCATCGAAGTCGGCCACGAACTCGATGCCCGCCCGCCGGTACTGCCGTTCCATGCGGCGCGGCCAGTCGCCCTTCGGATGGGCGTGGCCGATGACGGTATAGGCCTCCGCCAGCTCTGGCAGCGCCTTGACGTACCAGCCCAGCGCCGTGCCCGCTTCCGGGGCGACGTGGGCGGGCCAGTGAAAGCTCACCGCACAAACGGGGCCGGTGCCGGGCTCGCGGCGCGGGAGGTCATCGAGTCTCGGGCTCCCGACGACCTCCACGCGCGCCTCCGGGTAGGCGGCCCGCCACAGGTCCGCCGAGTAGTCGTTGGGGCACAGGAACAGCTCGGTATCCTCCCGATCCAGTCCCCCGGCATAAGAGGGATGGCGCGAGAGGCTGCTGCGCGCCCCCTGGTAGGCCTGCCCGGCACCGTGCTCCATGCTCACGAAACGCCGGTAGCCGAGCCGCCGCGCGACCTTCGTGTCCCCGATGCTCGTCACGAACGCCAGCGGCCCATCGCCCCGCCTTGCCTTCGGGGGAGGCGACGAGCGGCGGATGGTGTTGCCCGAGATGCCCTGCGCCTCGATGCCCTGCGCGCAGGCGCGCTCGACGAGCGATTCCTCGACGAGGAAGCGGCCCCGTATCGACGCTGGCAAGGCACGCCAGACCGGGGCCGCGTGGGCGAGGAACTGCGGCTCGAAGGCCAGAGCGTCTAGTACCATGCGACACCATGAGCGAGCAACGGCTGATCGGCGGCCCGATGGATGGACAGCGCATCGAGGTCCGCGATGGTGTTTCCGTCGTCGAACTGGCCGAGGCTCCCGGCATGGCCTACCACCGGACGCACCGACTCGTCAGTGGCGTCGAGGACCCGGCTTGGTGGGAGAAGAACCTGCCTGAGCCGAAGTACGAGACGATCTACGAATGGCATGAGCGAGAATGGGTATCGCCCGCCGTGGCGGCCATTCGTGGGGCAGTCAGGGAGGCGACGGAGCGCATCTTCGGCCCGTAATCTCACAGCGCCCACCGGACCGACGCGATATGAGCCGAGACGGAGCGATCGCCCCAACCCAGACGGACATAGAACTGCGTCCCGCTCTGTGAGCGCGTCACCTGGAAGATGAGCGGCCCGATACAGAACGAGCGCCCGATGCGCAGCGGTCGCTCGCGCCACGCCTTGACGTGCATCTAGTAATCCGTCCCAGCGCGCACAGTGCCGATGTGCTCGATGGACGGCTCGCCGGTCCCCCAGAAGGCCACCATCGTCTTCGGATCCCGGAACAGCGCCTCTCCGAAGACGCGCTCGCTGGATGGCTTCTGGGGCCATGCCCGCTCCGTCAGGCTGCGCCGGTAGAGGGACGGGTTGGCCGTCCAGAAGAGCCGGTGCGTGAGGTACGAGTAGCCGTTCATACGCACCGGCGTGAACGCCTCCCAGGGCCAGCCCAGCAGTCCGCCCTTGTCGATCTCGGACTGGTAGGCAGGGGCGCGGAGCAGCGCCACCTGCGCGAGCTGCGGGTCGGCCGAGAGGACATCGACCAGCTCGCCCAAATCGATGTCCTCCCGGTAGAGGAAGTCATCTTCGGCTCCGAAGATGTAGTCGCCCTGCGCCCGGCGCGAGAGGTAGCGCCACATCCGTGCCGCGCCCGGCGTGTAGCCATGGTGCCCGTCGCCGGCCACGTAGAAGCCGTGCTCCGCGGCGATGGCGTCGAGCTCCGCCCGATGCTCGCGGCCCCAATCCGAGTAGATGACGCGCTGCACGATCGGTCCGCTGACATGCTCGGTGAGCGACGCCAGCGAGGCGCGCAGATACTCTCGCCGCTCGGGCCACGTCTCGGGCTCGCCGCCTGTCCGCACGACGACCGTCACGCGCGGCGAGGGACCGATGCGCAGCGCCTTCGCCCCATCCCGCAGCTCGGGCAGCGTCGGCCACCAGTCCGTCCAGTCCGGCAGACCCAGCGACCGCGCGACCGGGGCCAGCTTGGCGTCGTCGGCCTGGAGGTTGGCGATGTCCCGCAGCCGTTCCTCTTCGCTTGAGGGCAGGCCGGGGCGATCGTGGAGGCCGTGGTCGCGGCGCAGCGCCACCATGTAGCGCCGGCCGAGGCGGGCGTTCGTGATGTATTCGGGAGGGGCCGTCCGGGCCGGCTGACCCTTGACGATACGCTCCTCAGAACGTGGGTGCCAGAGGTGATAGACATCGCCCTCGATGCGCTCGTGGCCGTACAAGCCACAGACGAGCGACATGAATGCCATGTCCTCGAAGCCCCAACCTACAAAGCGCTCGTCGAAGCCACCCATGTCATCCCAGACGGCCCGCGGGATCGCGATGCAGCAGGACCACGAGAGCGGGTTCGTGCGCTCCACGAGAATGTCCATGTCCTCTCGGTCGACCTCGGCCCCGAAGTCCTGGCGGCTCTTGACGACGCGCTCCGTCCATTCCTCCGAGATGCCTCGCCAGCGCCGATGCGCCCACGTCACGCGGCCCGTCTTGAATGCGCTGGATACCGCTGCTCGGACCTGCGAGGCGCGGATGAAGGTGTCCGCATCGATGACGATGCCCACGTCCCAACGACCATCCGCGTCCGCCAGGCGCGCGGCCGTGTTGATGGCCGCCGAGCGATTGAAGGCCCCTTCGTCATGGTGCCCTTCGTAGATCGGCACGCTAGGCAGGATGGTCTGCCAGCGCGCCCTGCACCACGCCCAGAGCCGGTCGCGCTCGGGATGCGCGCGCCGGGGCACGAGCAGCACGGTCCTCATGCCGCGGCCTCGGCCATGCTGAACGTCGCCAGTGCGACGCGCAGCCGGTCACGCTTGGCAGTCACGAGGGCAGGATCGGCCTGGCGCCAGACATCGGGTCGGATCGTGTCACCGTAGCTGCTGGCGTAGTCGCGGAACTTGAAGCCCTCACCCGCCACGCGCTGGTGATGGACCCACCGGGAGGGTACGCCGAGCGCGTCCGCCAGCACGAGCCCGTGCAGGGACGAGCTGACAATGGCCCGGCAGCGGGCCGCCTCCGCGATGACGTGCTCGACCCCGCCCATGACATCGATGGCGTGGCCGTCGTACCGCCGTCGGTCGATGTAGTGAGCGATGACGCCGACCTCGATGTCTCGCTCGACGGCTGGTGCAAGATCGGCTGCTAAGAGCCCCGGATCGGCCAGCAGATCGCACGTCGCGCGCGAGCCCTCGGCCGTCAGCGCGCCGCGCAGAGCCAGGGCCTGGGCATTCCGTAGGTCGAGCTGCGAGGACCCGAACATCTTGCCCGTGCCGAACACGACGCCTGCGAAGCCCGCCGGGATGGCCTCGGCCAGCGAGCCGACGCCGAACAGCTCGGCCTCTTCCGGTTCACTCCACACGAGACGGATGCCGGCCAGCCGCCAGAAGAGCGCCGCCGTCAGGGCATCGCCGAAGTTGCGACCGCCCTGCCACTGATCCCAGAAGGCGCGCATCACGGGTGGCCGTGGTCCTTGCGGCGCGGGACGGTAGTCATGCGGCCAAGGCGTAGAAGACGTACACGTCCGCCTCACCGGCCGACGGGTCACCACCGACAGTGGGAAGGCCGGCGATGAGTTTGGAGTCTTCGTTTACGACGGTGAAATAGTCTCCACGGCCAGTCGGGTCCTCTTGGCCAGCCAGCCATGTCCCGTCGTTCCAGCCTTGATTGCCGAGGTTGTATTCGACGACCTGCCAGAGATTCGTCGTATCGCTGGCGGGTGCGACAGACAACCGGAATACCAGATCGCCCGTTACAGCGTCCTCGAACTTCGCGAGGATGATCGCGCGTACCAAGAAGATGGCAGCCCCTGCCGGGATGTCAGCAATCTCGGGCTGCGTGAACTCAAGAAAGGTCCCGAAGTCTACCCAACTGACATGGAGAGGACCGAGCCGGATGACCCGCTGTTCGCCCGAGGCTAGCGTTGCCTCATCCCCTGAGATGGTGGCTCCGGGTGCGATGAGGGTCGTGACCTCGGCGGGCGGGTCGGACTGGTTGTCGACTGTCACGCCACCGGCTGCGGCCGCTGCGGCCGGGTAGTAGCGGGTCAGGGTCGCGCCCGAGGAGTGGGAGGCGCCACTGGTGCCGCCGACGGCGCGCTCGACGAACCGCCCGTCGGCGGCCGTGACGGCATCGGGGTTCGTGTCCTTCGTCCGGTGGACCTCGGCGCGGACACGGATGTTCTCTGAGTCGACGGTGTAGAAGCCGGAGGCCAGCGCCTCGGCCTCTGTCGCCGTGAGCGGCAACCAGTTCTGGGTGGCAGTCATGGCAGCATTGGTCGTGGTCACGATCCGGTCTCCGCTACGGTGGATGCGCCAGTGCCCACGAGACGGGCATCGACTTCGAGATGGTGGCCGAGGCCCGAGGCGTTTCGGATGCCGCTGATCTGGAAGGTCACGTCGCCGATGTCCGGCTCGACGGGGCAGTCCGAGGCGTCATGGACGATGGCGTCGGCAGCCGTGAGGTGGACAGGGCGCAGGTAGATCGTGTGATCCGAAACCTCCGCGCCGGCCTGAGAGAGAAGCGCCACCTCCCGCGCGTTCTTGGGCTGGATGGCGGCCCGGATGGGATCGGAGAGCTCCGGCTCGCGGACGGGCTGGAGGTATTCGTCCTCATCGCCCGTGTCCACCTGGCGCTCGATGCGCACGACATGCTTGAGGAGGGCCGCGAAGCTCACGGCCAGTCATCCCAGGCCAGTTCGGGCCGGTTGATGACGGGATCGTAGGCGCGCAGGCGGCGCGAAGCGGCCACGATTGAGGTTGCCGGATCGCGCTTGGGCAGCAGGCTATCGGCCAGTGCTGCACGACTGCCTTCCGTCGCCCGGCCCGAGGCCCCGCCCTTGCTGTAGGCATAGTCCCCGATGCGCTCCGAATCGTAGGGCGAGTCGGCGTGCTCATCGACCGCGAAGCCGAGCAGCAGGAACAGCACCCGCCGGACTTCGGTCCCGTCGTTGGGCTCGTAGGTGGCCTCGACGTAGGGACCCATCCACCAGCGCCGAGGTGAGACGTAGGTGCGCACGATGGCCGAGCCGTTGTCGACCAGCCGGAAGTGCGCGGCATCGACCGCCGTCCCGCCGTCAGTAACTTCCACCGAATCGGTGTAGCGGGCCAGGGCGAGCTTGCCGGGTGTGGCTGAGACGCCCACGTAGAACGTCTCGGTCCGCTCCCCCTCGAGAAGCCCGATGCGCCGGGCCAACCACGCCTCCTGCTCGTCGATGATGTCCTGAGCGACGCCATCGTCAAGCGGGAGCTGGATGTCCCGCGCTCGGGCTTCCGAGAGGGTGATCACGTCGGCTTACGAACCGGCGTTGATCAGGACCGCGAAGGGGAACGAGCCCGTCGTGTTCTCACGACTGACAGGCTCGGCCACGGCGAACGCGACACGCATGACCGCGCGCAGCGCCACCGCGTCCTGCTGCATGAGGTTCAGCACCACGGCTCCGTCGTCATCGCTGATGACGCCCGTGTCGAAGAGCTTGAACGTGATGTCCTGGCGGACGCCGAGGATCGCCATGTTCCGATCGCCGACGATGGCCTCGTAGTTGTTGACCCACGAGCCATTGCGGACGTAGGTGAGGTCGTTGCCGTAGATCTGGTCCGGCGAGCCCTGGCCGAACGTCTGGAAGATGGGCTGGTCGTTCTGGTCGCGGAGCCGGCGCAGCCGGCCTCGGACTTTACGACGGGCGTAGATCGTGTTGACGTCGAAGCCGTCGTTCTCGACTGCCTCGATCGTCAGCGCGAGGTCGTCCGCGAAGTCGACGCCATCGCCCTCGGTCACGGTGTTGCCGGCGATGACCGCGAGCTCCGTGATGCCGTCGCCCCAGGAGGTCGGGGCATCGACCCCGAACAAAGCGGCCTGGTCGATCTTGGCCCCGAAGGCCTCGATGAGCTTGGGCCGCGCCTCGCCCCAGATGTCGAAGGCGGCGTCGTCGAGGACGGCCTGCGGCACGGCCACGATGACGGCCAACTCCTCGGCCGTGAGGGTCTGGTCGCCCCATGCCAGCTCGGCCGTCTGCTTGAGGCCCGTGTCACCGGACACCCAGTAGGCCGAGGGCAGGGCCGAGAGGACGGGCTGCTTGACCGTCTTGGATGACATCGTGACCCGGCGGAATGTCGAGAGGGCGGCCGATTCCCGGACCAGCCCCTGGATGATCTCGTTGGTGACAGGCTCCGGGATGAGTGAGTCCGCGGCCGTCCTGTCGACGAGGCTGTCGTATGTCGCCACGTAAGTCTCCCTGCGAGTAAGGGAGAACCGGCTCCGGCCCTAACTCGCATTCAGGCCGGGCGGGATCTATTCGGTTAGGTGCGGCCGGCGAGCCGCCTGATACGTGCGTTCATGTCTGCGGACGCGGAGGCGGGCGCGCCCCGCGGGCCGAGGCCCACGTCACCCGTGCCGCTCACGAGCCGAGGCTTGGCTTTGGCAACGTCGCGAAGCAGGGCCTCGACGTTCTTGGGGCTGCCATCCTCCGCGTACTCCACGTCCGACAGGCTGATGAGCCGGTACGCGATGTCCGGGTCCCAGAAGCCGAGCCGCTGGGCTATGCCCGTCACCGTCATCCGAACCGTCACCTCCTGGCGGGCGATCCGCTCGCTGCTCAACTCCCGCTCGAGTTCCGCGACGCGCTCGGCGGCCTTGTCGGCATCGGACTTGTCGCGGTCCTCATAGGTCCGCAGCTTCGTCCGGTAACCGGCCGATTCCCGTCGTGCCGCCGCAAGCTCGCGCTGGAGCGCGGCAAGGTCCGGTGCTCCCTCGTCGTCGGCGCTGCCCGCCTGGGGCTGCTGCGCGTCGGCCGCCTGGGCCGGAGGGTCGCCCGCCTGGGGCTGTGCGGCCGAGTCCGCCTGGGTCTCGGTCGCGCTGGTATCCGCTGTCATCGTACCTGTGGTTCCTCCTCTGTTCAACCGGTCAGCCGCGTCAGTGACGGCGGCGGCTGCTCATCGAGTTCGCGGTAGTAGCCGAGCAGCTTCCGCGCCGCTGCCCGCCTCTGCTCGGGCGGCGCATCGACCCCGCCCCTGGCCCCGGCCAAGACGCCGGCCGCGGCATGCACGCCATTGCGGTTCAGGGAGCCGTCGGGTTCCTTGACGGGCAGCTTGCAGCGGCCCTTCGTCTTCTCTTCCCCGGACGGATTGAGGTCGATGAGGGCGGCCCGACAAAATTGCTCGGGAGTGTAATCAGCTTCCGTGAAGGCCGACCAGGGCTTGTTGGAAATGGGCATCAGGTCGCCTCCTCTTCTGTGGCCGGTTCCTCTGTGGGCATATCGGCGTAGGCGCGGCTCATCAGGGGCCTGCCGTCGCGGCCGATGCAATCAGGTTGGCACCCATCGTCGAGGGCTCCTGCTGCGTCTTGGCAGGCTGGCGCATGGCCGCGATGCGCTCGATCTGCTGCGGTGAGTAGCCCAGCTCTTCGAGCGCCATCTCGTCGGGCAGTAGGCCAGCCTGGTACTGCTTGAGGATCGAGTCGGTCCGCGCCGCCTCGTTGCGCGTCTCGGGGTCGGCCCAGATCGTCTCGCCGTCGGTACGCGCCTTCGCGCCCTGGCCGATGGCCAGGAGGGCCACGCGCATCGTCTCCTCCCAGCCCTCGCCGAAGTGGATGGCCTGGGCGCCGACCTTCTTGACGAGCGGCGCCTCCGACGACTTCAGCGACTCGCCCGAGGGCGGCACGGACGTGGGCTCGCCCAGCAGGTAGTGGTAGGGCGTGCGGCTGATGGAGGCCATCTGCCCGACCTCTTCGCGGATCATGTCGATGTAGGGCGAGAGGTCGCCGGCCGCGAACTGGCCGAGCGCGGGCTCGGGCACCTTGTCCCCGTACTTCGCGGCTTCCTCAGGCGTCGGGCGGCGGAGTGCCCACAGGTTGTCGACGCCGGGCCGGAAGGGCGCGATGGGCTTGCCCGTGTCGGGGTCGATGGGGACGTCGATGTTGATGGCCCAGCGCTGCGGGAAGGCCACGTACTCGGAAGCCACGAGGGCATCGAAGCGCAGCTTGTTGATGGCGTTCTGGTTGCCCATGACGGGCGCGATTTCGGAGCGTCCCCGGCCATCCCGCCTCGGACGGTTGATGAGCGGGATGATGGGCACCACGCCCAGCCGGTTGCGGACCGGGAAGTCCTCGCCCTCCTCGACGAGCGGCTCCCAGGAGATGGCTTCGTAGGTCGGGATGAGGTCATCCGTGCGGCGCTGCTGCGAGCGGTACTTCCAGATCTCGTCGGGCAGGTATAGATAGGCGCGCATGAAGCCGTCGTCGTCGAGCCACACCTTGAGGGCGGCGAGTCGGATACGGCGGTTGCCGGGCGCCGTCTCGAGGATTGTCTCGGTGGGGTCCTCGATGGTGATCGCGGCACCATCAGAGGCGGGGTCGACGGCGGCGTAGGCGATGCCCTTCGTGAGCGCGATCTCGTGAGCGATCTGCGATTCGGCGTCGAGCTGGTTGTCCTGCCAGATGCGCCAGATGCCCTTGTCCGACTCGGCCCGGCCGAACCGGAAGCCCTGCACCTTGAGCCGTTCCCGCTCGGCATCCACGACGAGCGGCATGAAGTTGGCGGGCAGCCGGCGGTAGCGACGACCGAACGTCTGGGCGAACTTCTCCGAGGCGAAGGCCAGCGGTTGCGTGCCCTCATAGAACTCGTGGTACTCGCGGCATTCCTCGGCCCGCTTGCGAAGCTTGTCGAGCAGGCGCTTCAGCCACCACTCGGATGAATAGAGCGGGAGCGGCCCGGCGAGTGCGACGGCAGCCTCTCCCATCAGAAGCCCACCGCCTGGGGCAGGGATGGACCGGTCGGCTCGGGCGCCTGCTGCATGGCCATCGCCACCGCCCGCACCATGGCGATGCAGGCCACGTTCGTGACGCTCGCCTGCTTGGGCCGCGTGACCTTCATGCCACGCTCGGTGAGGATGGCCGGAGTGGCATCGACGTGGGCGGTAAGGACCGGGTCGCCGTCATGGAGGACGCGGCCGGTCGTGATGAGTTCGTAGGTCGTCGTGGAAGCCGGGCCCATGACCGCTGCCGTCATCGGGAAGTCGACCATGTTGAGACCGTCGAGCTCCAGCATCTCGGCCGATTCCGAGAAGGCGTGGCGATCGAAGGCGAAGGCCGGGCCGGCCAGCGGACGGCGCTTCTCGTCGCGCATCTGCGGCAACGGGTAGGCAGCGCGCAGGTCGCGCAACCGGGTGCGCATGGCCTCGCTGCTGGCCATGCCCGTGGCCGGCTCGGCCGCGAAGAGCTGCGACCTCAGCACGATCCGGTCACCTTGGCGCTGGGCAATGACGATGCTCGCCACTTCCCCACCCGGCGAGCGGTCGACGCCGACGCCGATCGGGAGCTGCGGGTTGAGGGGCACGTCCTGGCGGCCCTGGCCGAAGACGCCCGGCGCCAGCCAGCCTTCCTCGACGCCCACGAACTGATTGAGGTGGTAGCGCCGCCATTCGAGCAGCCCGCCGCGGGCCTTGAGGCGCGCGAACTGCTGCCCGAGGTACTTGCCGTCGTGGAGCCAGGAGATCGGGTTGCAGTCCAGCCAGACGGCCGGGTCCTCGATGTCGGCGTCCTTCGGCGCGCCGTACCAGTAGATGAGGACGCCGTTGGCACGGTCCCGGTAGATGCGCAGCGAGCCGCGGTCCTCGAGGACGCCGGGACCCGAGGACATCGAGCCGTAGAGCTCGCCCAGGATGCCGTGGCCGGCCACACCGGCCGTGCTGATCCAGAGCGTGAAGGGCTGCTCCCGCGCGCCCGTGCCGGTGGTGAGGGCGGTGTAGAGCTCGCCCGACTTGTGGGCGTGCAGTTCGTCGATGATGTTGGCGGACGGGTTGAGGCCGTGCTGGAGGGGCGCGTCTGCCGCCAGGTGGCGCATGATGCCGCCGTTGCGCGGGCAGAGGATCTGATGCGCTCGGGGCTGGAGCCGATCGAGCAGCAGGGGACTCGCGCGGACCATGCGGATGGACTGGCCCATGACGATGCCAGCTTGGTTCCGGGCTGCGGCAGCGACGAGGACCTCAGGCTCGGCTTCGCCGTCAGCGTCGAGCATGTAGATGCCACCGGCCGAGGCCATCGTCGACTTCGTGTTCTTGCGAGGCAGGCCGAGACCGATCTCGGTGTAGATGCGTAGTCCGCTGGATGGGTCGAACTCCAGCGCCTCCCACCAGAACTCGCGTTGCCAGCCCTCGTAAACGAGCGGCTTGCCGGCCCAGCGACCCTTCGTGTGACGGATGTAGCGCTCGCAATAGGCGGCGAAGTGCGGCCCGCCGGTGAGGGCGTCGGGGACCACGACTCAGCTCGCACGCGGCACCGCTCGGAGGCGCGGCGGAAGCCCGATATCCTGCTCGACCTGATCGCCCGGTGACTTCGCCTTCAGCCCGAGCCGGGCGCGGCCCCACGGTGAGAGAGGGAGGGATTCAGCGAGTGCCCGAAACTCCTTCCACGATGCCCGCTCGATGGCCAGGTAGCGGTTCTCGACACGACCCTGCGGCGTCGTCTCGACGAGGCCTTCGCGGTTGACGTGGGTCCGTGCTTCTCGTGCCCGAGCCCAGGCCACGGCCGCCGCCTCGAGCACCCCGGCGTCGGCATGGTCCAGCGCCTCCGCACGCACGAGATCCGTGACGATGTAGGACCAGCAGGCCTTCATGCGCTCATCGAAGCCGCGTGGCATCGGTGGAGCCTGCCGGCCACCGACGATGACGGGCATGGGACGCCCCGGCTCACCGCGCTGCCGCCGTACCTCCGCGACCTCGGGCTTGCGGCCTCTCACGAGGCACCAGAGGGGGTCAGGATTTCGTCGGGGCGTGCAATGTGAGAAGGCGCGGTCTTTGGCGATCGGTTCGCTGCTTTATATCCTCCCACCCCCACCCCAGCCGGACCCCAACCGGACTGGTCGACGGCGGTGCGCCGCGAGTGGCACGGCTTGCAGAGCGAGCGCAGATTGCCACGGTCGTCGGTACCACCGTCCCGCTTGGCCAGGATGTGGTCCACCTCCGTGGCGCGGACGCGCACGCCCTGCTCGGCATGGAAGCGGCACCACGGCTCGCGCTCCAAGTGCGCCTCTCGGACGGGGCGCCAACCAGCCCCGTATCCGCGCGTCCCAGACGAGGGCCGGCGGGCCGAGCAGTGACGCCGAGCGGTCGTGATGACGCCGCACTTGGCGCAGACGTGACGTGGCACCTACATCACCACGGCAGCGAGCGCCGACCCAGCGCACGGGCCACACGGGGAGAGCCGACGCCCGCGGTGTCAGCCCTCCCCACGAAACGGAGTCGGAGGCGCCGCCAGACGAAGCGCAGGGCGGTCACCGCACCACCGCGTACATGGCGAGGATGGCCGCCAGCGTCCACGTGAACCCGACGGCCATCGCCATCAGGTTCTCCCGAGTGACCGTGAGCGTCATGTCGGCGGCCCCGCTGCAGTCAGTGAGCCCGGAGCCTTTTCCTTGTCGTCATGGAGAGCCATCGAGAGGCGGGCCACCGTGAACCACGAGAGCACCGCCAGCACAATCCCGAAGATGGACAGGTTCGTCGTGGGTGGCACAATCGACAGACCGACCGCGAACGCTGCCGCCGTGACAACGGCCGAGAGGAGGAACGCGGCCAGGCGCTCGTGCCCATCCACGATGCGTCGAAACTCTGGCACGGCCTTGACCGTGTCGATGAGCCCCATGATGAGCAAGGACCAGACCGGCGCTCCAGCGCCCGTCGCCAACGCGGCGAAAGCGGCCGGGCCGAGCTGTGATAGGTCAATCCCGATGTCCATCAGTCGGGCTCCTCCCCTGGCTCTTCGACCGGATCGTTCGCTGGCGCCTCGTCGGGCTCCTCGAACGGCTCGGCATCGGCTGGCGCGTCCTCGCCCGAGACCGCCACATCCGTCGGTTCCTCGTTCGTCTCGTCGACCATCAGTTCCTCCTTCAACGGGACCCCCACGATTGATCACAGCCCCACCAGTACTGGCCTCGGACCGATTCGGCGAAGCCGGTCTCGAAGTTGACGATGGGAGAGCGAGCCCTGTCAGCCGAGAGGGTCAGGCTGTAGACGCCTGCCGGGATCGCCAACGGGTCAAGGACGCAGACCTCCGTCCAGCCGGTCGCGGGATTGAAGCGAGCGGGAACTACCATGCCGTCGGGGTACGTCAGGGTGAGTGACGTCGCGCCATTGCCATTGGCAGTGGCGAATGCCGCCCACAGGCTGTAATTGTCTGAGCCGCTCGGAGCGTTCGGGTTCTCCGGGCACAGATAGAGGCTCGCGGTCATCGAGCCCGTGAATCTGTCCGCAGTCCATGTGCGGTTCCAGAGGTTCTCGTCGGACAGGCAGGGCACACCCTCGGCGTCGGTCCACATGCCGTGCCAGAACTGAAAGGAGCTCGACAGCTGCATCTCGCCCACTGGTGCTGCGGCCAGCGCCGGAATCGGAACGGTCGCAGTCAGCAAGGCGAGCACCAGCGCGAGCCTCACGTCACCCGGAAGATGAGCCCGGCCGCCTTCGGCACGTAGCCCTGGATGGGGCGCATGACACCATCGGGGAAGTTGCGGGTACTGACGATGACCGTCCGCCAGCCGTCGGCCGGGACGCCCGTGTAGTGCACGTCGGCGTCGCGGGACATGCGCGTGACGATGTGCCGCCCGGCCGTGCTCGTGGTGCGGTAGATCGGCTGGCCCTGCTTGAGACGCATGCGGTGGAGGCTCGAGACCGACAAGCCGCCCATGACGATCATCGCGTTCTCTCCATACGTGATGGCTGAGGGAGGCGGCGGAGCGAGGCCGCCGCGCGGGGTGGGATTCTTGGCGGCGTAGGCTGTGCCCGGATAGCGCTCGGCAAGTCGATAGCCGCCCGTCCGGGATGGGAAGAAGAGCTGTCCGGCAGCCGTCTTGAGCATTGAGAGCGGCACGCGCTGCTCGCCCTTCGGGATGCCTGACCTTCGCCCGTCATAGAGCGGGTCGAAATCCCAGCACGTCACGTTCTGGATGGGCCCCAACATCCCGATCTGGTGGTTGCCCATGAACGTCGCGGAGCCCCGGTAGGGGTCCTTGATGGCCGAGTAGCTGATCGAGAGCGAGACGAAGTAGCCCTCGGCCAGCCATTCGAGGACATCGGCCCACGGCAGGCGGTAGCGGACGTCGAGGTTGCAGTCGTAGTAGTCGGTGGCCACGGCATCGTTCTGGGCGAGGTTCGTGCCGCCCGACGTGTCGCCCGTGAGGGTGCGGATGCGCGGTCCGGTGGGCGGCCAAGGACCGCGCGTGAAGCCGGGGTCCGTGCAGCGGTGCTCGAAGAGGATCTGGTCGGTCGTGACGCAACAGCCACAGTTGAGCGACTGGTACTTGCTGCCGTCGAGCTGCTCGTAGTTGGGCGGGCACGTCACTCGCCCACGTCCTCGTCGGTGGCCACGTCGACGTCCGCCTGCCGCGCGTAGAGCCGCAGACACGTCTCGCAGCTCTTCCCGCCCGGCAGCGCGTCGACGGTCTCGGGCAGGTTGTCGAGGCTGCCCACCGTGCGACCGCAGTACGTCTCCACGCCGCCGGCGCGGTTGTAGTTCCGCACGGCGTGGAAGGAACGGATCTTCACCCAGAAGCCGGTCATCAGAGCACCGGACCGGGGAAGGTGACGACGCGGATGACCAGCGCGATGAGCGTCAGCATGGCCGTCACGAGCCCGACCACGCCCACGAACCGGATGAAGGCGAGCGCCCCGTCCTGCCGATTCTGAGCGTCCTGGAGTGCTCGAACTGACGCCTCGATCCTGTCCATCCGGTCCTCGAGCTCGTTCTCGACACGACCGATGTGCGCAGCGAGGCGGTCGGTCTGGTCATGGCGCCCACGGGCGTTCTCATCGCGGACGGTGGTGATGAGCTCGTAGACCTCGCGGCGGGTGACCTTGTCGCTGTTGCCCGGTGGTAACGAGCTATCCGTCCAGCGCCGCTGCTCGTCAGACACGAGGGCATAGAAGCGTCCAGGCTGGTCCCATCAGTGGCCCGCGCCGGGGAGCGGAGGGGTCGCTCCCACCCGGCGCGCACGGAAACACCGACCCACTGAGCGGCATGGAAGGATGCTGGGGGTTGGCTGCCGCTCTTGGTAGTCGCCTAAAGGTTGACGGCTAGGGGACTACACGCCCTGAATCAAGAGACCCGGCTCTTGCACCGGGTCTCCTGGATGCTGAGCGTTCGGCCGGTTAGGCGTGGGCCCGCACCGCATCGACCCACAGGGCGGCCTCGGCCATCGTCTTGTCGGAGAGCGTGCCTTCCGCCTCAAGCTCAACCGAAGCGCGAGCGCAAATGCGGTAGCCCGCCTTGTCGCCTCGCGCGAGTGCGTGATCTCCGAGCCGTTCCCACGTCTCGATCTGGCGCTGGTTCTCCGTATGGTGCTGTTGCTCTCGGGTCATCCAGCCGCGCACGGACTCGATGGTGGCCACGACGTGCGGCCCCAAGTCGCCGGTCGGGTCGATGAGGGCAAACTCCGTACCCTTGGCCGCCGCGCGATAGTGGAGCCGATAGCCGCAGCACGGCTTGTCATCTGCATCGATGCCGTCTTGGACGTGGTGGCGGGCCTGTGTAAACCGGGCGCCATCGACTTGACGCATCCCGCTGCCGAGGTTCTTGAGCATCCCGAGGTCAACGGCAATGGCCTCGTTCGTCTTCTGGACCTTCCCGCCTCGCGTCATGAGGTATTCGACTAGCGCTAGCCCATCGTCGTGCGTGCGGCCCTTCCGGCACCGCTTGAGGGTCCCGCTCACGCGACTCCCTCCTTCAGGTAGCGGTCGATCTCAGTGAACAGATCATCCTGTGGTACGGCCTCAGGCCTCGCCGCCTGATCGAGCAATTGCCCGACAGCATGGAGAAGCAAGCCATCGGCCGGTGACGGCTGCCACTCCCCGCGCTGGATCGCGCGGATAAGTGGGATGAGCAGGTTGACGATCCGCGTCAGGTCGTCCCTGTAATCGCGCTGGGGTTCCCGCCGTTCGTATACGCCGACCTCACGGTCTCTGATCGGCTCAGCGAGCTTTGCTTCGATAGCTGTCCGCAGGCCCGGAGTCTCGACGACCTGCGCTGCGATCATCGTGGCGATCTCGGGCTCGTCTCGGACCAGTTCCCGGAACGCATCGGGGCGCTGCCGAATCTGGGCCCGGAAACCGTCATAGGCCGTGCGCGTGCGCGGATGCTTCGGGAAGTCTCGTTCGGGAAGTGCAACCTGAT